AGAAACTACCCGTTTGCGGTACAAGTTTGATTGGGGTTCTGGGATTTCTTTTTATTACGAGAAAATCCACCACCGCCACGGCTACCACTGGCATCACCCAGTGCATGAGTATCCTCGCCCTGATGGCAGAATTACAGAAGTCTATGCCCAGACTGAAATGCTTTTGGTAAGCCACCACCCCGATCCAACCAAGTCCCGTGGGCAATACATGCCCCTGTTGGACCTTGCTATCCAAGAAGATCCCCTGTGCCCTCGCAATCGGTTCTACCATGCGCGTGAACTAACTTTCTACAGCCGCTGGGAAGAGGCCATAAAGGCCCTTAATTCCTATCTGGTTATGCCACAGGCTACTTGGAACAATGAACGTGCCTATGCCATGCGTTTGCTGGGTAAATCGCATGAGGAACTGGGGCAAGGCTGGGACGCATTGAAGTGGTATCGCTTGGCAGTAGCTGAAGCGCCCAACACCCGTGAGACTTGGGTTGACCTGTCCATGTTCTGTTACCGCAACAGTATGTGGATTGAATCCTATTCAGCAGCCAAATCAGCCCTTGCGATTACCAATAAAGAGCTTGTATATACAATGGATCCACAGGTCTGGGGTGAAAAGCCATATGACTTGGGCAGTATTGCTGCTTGGCATCTTGGGTTAAAAGAAGAAGCTGTCGAATTATGTAAAAAAGCTTTAGAATTCAACCCTACAGACACCCGACTTATTCGCAATTTAGAACAAATGTTGGAGCCTATTACGGTGGAATAACATGAGCGATTACCAAAGATTACGAACCCCGTTCCCCCAAATGAGCTTCACACCAGATGTGCCAAGCAACGCATTGGGGCCAAACGAGTACAACAGTGGTCTTAATGTTGAGGCTGATGTGCGCGGGATTAAGAAAATCTATGGTGAACAAGAGATTCTAAGTACCATTCCTAACCTGCCTATCTTTATGGATGGAGGGTTTAGGGGTGAGGCGCAATGGGTTTACATTGTTGCCACACGAGATAGTTCAGACCGTGGGCGCTGGTATCTAATTACTTCCGCTGGTATATCCAACATTACCCCAGGCGTGGGCGGTAACCCTTCTGCTTTCCTGACAGGCTATACAGCAGACATTAACATCACCACTTCTTGGGTGGGTAACGTCTTCTTTATCAATGATGGCTTGGCTTCTCCCATGTATTTGTTGTCAACAGCAACAGAAATCTACAAATACGATGCGGCCCCAGACAACTATGTGTGGAACTACGACATTGGTGTGTCGGCTACAAGGGCTGGATTTGTCAGGAACTTCTGCTCTCCAAACGTAGGCAACATCCTGATTGCAGGCAACCTAACCAAAGACTACACATCTTCTGGTTTGACAATCAACTACCCAACCACTGTGCGCTGGTCACAAGCCTTTGCCAATACAGGCGTGCCTGCCACTTGGGTTCCTACTTTGTCTAACGTGGCTAACGAACAGGAAATCCCTGTGCGTGGCCCTATTGTTGACGGGTTCTTTTTGGGCGGCAACTTCTATATTTGTTCATATTGGGATACCGTTGTTCTCAGTCCAATTGCTTATCAAAACAGCACAGCGCCTATTTTTGGTGTGCGACTTTTCAATCAGGGCCGTGGTCTTATCAACAATAACTGCTGGTCTAATACTGATACCAACGTATATGGTGTGGATAGCCGTGACATTTGGATATTCAATGGTTCAGACTTTGCTCCATTAGGCAACCAGAAAGTCAGGGATTACTTCTTTCGCAATCTGTCCCCAACGTATTCTGATCGTATTTTTATGATCAACAATACCCAAAAGAACCAGATTGAGATCTATTACCCCGACCTTACCTCTTCTGGTTGGTGCAACAAGATGCTGTCATACCGTTATGACTTGCAGATCTGGAATGCACCCAAAGACATTGCCAACGCCTGCATGGGCGCAGAAGCTCCTGTATATACGGGCGGTGTATTCAAGTTTGCTTCGCGTACAGTAACGTATTCTCCTGCTGGCGCATCAAGTAAGCTAATACAGACAAACATTGGCAACTCATTCATCAACAGCGCACCAATCCCTGCTTTGTTTGAACGTAATAACATGGTGTTGCAGGGTAGCCAAGGACCTGTTCCTTACTCGTCCAAGGTTTACATCCACCGTCTTTTGCCTGAAATTGCTGGCACTGGGGCTATTGATATCACTATTGGCGGGTCCAACTCTACTGCCCAGCCAGCCACCTACGGTCAGACAGGCCATGTGAACATAGTGACAGACAACCCTTGGGTAACCACCCAGCAAAACAATGTGCGAACAATATCTGTCAAAGTAGAGTCAAATGACGCTACAGACGCATGGAATCTGACAGCTCTTAACTGGCAAGCCACTGTTGTTGAGGATGCCTTCTAATGCCATTCCTTCTTGACGGCAACCCCACAACTTCAGAAATTTCTGATGCAGTAAATTATTTGCTCAGTAACTTTGATACAAGTTATTCGGCAGATTCTGTTACGGGTCAGATTTCTGGCCCTACGGGAACCATTGTTGGGTACTTGTACAAATACATGGCTGTCAAGTATGCAGACAGCTCAAATGGCACTGTCAACTTCAGCAACGTCCCAACCAACCGTCAATATTTTGGCATCCGTAATTCCAATGATGCAGCCGAATCATCTAACCCTGTAGATTACGTTTGGAGCAAAGTAACGGGTGGGTTTGGTACATCTAAATACCTTTGGTACATTACTACAGGTGGTCGGCAGATTCAGTTTGTTGTTTCCACTTCTGCCCCTGATGCAGGCTGGTTGCAAGTTGATGCAGGATCTATTGACTTAGATGTTATTACATCGTCCACCACACCTATTGTGTTGGAAAGCTTTGCGGCTTATTTCACTCCTGCGGTGATGCTTGTACCGCGCTCTGGTAGCCCATTGGCCCCAGTGTTTACAAGCGTTAGCCCTATTATGTACGCCACCGACAAGGGCACTGTTGTGCCTTACAGCGGTGCTACTACAGATACGGGCGTGACTTTTACCAACAACACATGGCGCATTGGTAACTCGTCTACTACAGGATTTGGCGACATCTCTTACAACGGCATAACTATTGGCAACCCAACAGACGGTGGTGATTACGCTATTTGGCCTAATCCCACGGCAATGTCAATTAGCCCTGCCTACATTACTGTCCCTGCGCGATACAAAAACAATCTGGGTGTAGTTACCCAAGCTGCTGTTGCTGTTTGCCAATTGGTGTTTTCAGATCCTGGAGCTACTGGCGCTACAGGACCCACGCTTGATATTTCTGGCTATACATCGTTTACACAAGCAATTAATGGCTCATATAGTCCCGCCACAGCATCATTGTCGGCAGTCATAACCAACATTACCAGCCCAACTTACGCTTGGACTATCAGTGGTGCTACCCCCACTTCAGCATCGACATCTACAGTTGTCATTACGCCTAATCCAAGTACAAGCTTGGTGGTTGTTACATTGACTGTTAACGGGTCTAATTTAGCATCCCCTCTCAGCAAGACCATTCAATTGCCTGTTGTGTATAACGGGGCTGCTGGTTCTGCTGGTGCAAATGGTCAGATGTCTGCGTTCCCGACCATCTACCAATGGACAAACAGCTCCACGCCTCCTGCAAGGCCCTTAACCACATCAACGTACACTTGGTCCTCTGGAGCGTATACAGCGCCTTCTGGGTGGTCCACAACGGCTCCTAGCGATACAACGCCAGGTGATTACTTGTGGTCCATTACTATCCCGCTAGTTGTTTCCGCAACAACAACAACTTCTACATTGGATTGGACCAGTGCAACTTATCCAATTCGAGCAATTGGTTACAACGGTGCAAACGGTACGAATGGCGCAGCAGGGTCTGCTGGTTCTGCCACGTTTTTGGTTACCCGTTCAGCCAACGACAGTAGCCCACCAACCAATGCGGAAGTCACTACAGCTATTGGAAGAAACCCAGTGGCTGGCGATATTGTTACTGTCAGCTACAACAGCGCTAACAATTCAGTTGTTTACCGTTATGTCACATCGTGGGTACTGCAAACCACATACATCACGGGTGATTTGATTGTTCAAAACACAATCACTGCCAACAAGTTATCTGTAACGTCTCTTGGATCTATTACAGCGAACACAGGAACATTGATTGTTACCGAATCTATCCAAGCTGGAACTGCCTATCAAACAGGCACTTCTATGGGCAACAGCGGCGCAATCATCTATTCTGATGGTCGATTTGCTGTTGGCGATCAGAATAAAAACATTGCATACAACGGCTCAGTATTAACTTTAAATGGCGATATTGTTGCAAGTTCTAACTTACAAGCATTGTCAATCACTGCTGGAAAGATTGCTGCATCAACAATTACTGCAGATAAGTTAAATGTTACAAACTTAAATTCTATTAATGCTGTTACAGGGACATTGCTTGTTAGGGATCCTGGTGGCGGCAGTACTGGAGCAAGTTATATACAGGCTGGAACTGCTTACCAAACTGGCACTACTATGGGTGGCGCTGGTGGTATTTTGTACAGTGACGGGCGATTTGCTTTTGGTGATTCGTCAAGCAACATTAATTACAATTTATCTCAACTTACTTTAAACGGCAATATTGTTTCCATTAACAATTTGCAGCAAGGTACAAACACCACCCAAAGCGGAAATACTTTTGGTTATGGTAACGGTACAACCTTGTACGGCATTTCTACTTGTGGGTTTTTTAAATCTACAAGGTATGACAGTGCTGCTTTAGCGGCTTCTGGCATCAATAACATTGCTTTGGCTGCAATTGGAGCAAGTTACGCTACAGGATTATTTAGCAATACGCTTGGCGTTGACTCAATTGATCCCTACTACGTTATTTTGGGAGCAACCATTGGGGGCAACAATGGCGGTTATCAACAAGCTGCATTCTTTCAAAGGCGTGGCAGTTACGGATATTCTGCAAGTGATTCCAATCCTGACTCTTACACAAGTGGTTATGCCCGTATAGCCTACCTGCAAACAGGAACTGGGGATACTTACGGCGGTAAGTTCATGACTACCAGTGGCACTACTGATGTGCGAGGCATCACAATTGGTGGGCCTACAAACGGTTTGTCTGTTTTGGGTGCTGGTGTTTCTTCTGTAGGGTTTTCTCCATTTACAGGAATGCACCTTTGTTTGTTGTCAAAAACTATTACTCCAGTTCCTGGGGATATTTATTACGATACATCTATTTATTTAAAGCCAAACGTCAACGATGTTTTGTCGTTCATTGCTTTATCTAATGCGCCTAATATGAAAGGAACTATTGGTGTATTTACCAATATGTCTGGCGGTTCAGTTCCTCCATATATGCAACTTACAGTAGACAAGCCATATATAGAACATGGTGTTGAGCAACATGAAGTTGTTACTATTACCGACCCAAAATATAAAACTTTGCTTGAACAAAATACTTTAGTATTGGTTAATGCTTTGGGTGAAGGTTTGATTAATGTATGCGGCGAGAATGGTGACTTAGAAGTAGGTGATTTAATTGTTACATCATCTATTGCTGGCAAAGGCATGAAACAAAACGATGATATTGTTAGGTCAATAACTGTTGCCCGTAGTCGTGAAGCAGTCACATTTACATCGCCAACTGAGGTAAAACAGGTCGCCTGTATTTACCTGTGCGGTTAATTTTAAGGATAAATTATGGGGATGCAATCGCTTTCTGTTCAGCAACCGTACTCTTCTGCCCAGCAGGGGAAAGGCCAAAGATCAGGGATAACTTCACCGTCTTTTGATCAAAATGCTATTAATGCTGATCCTCAGGGATTTGCTCAATGGCAACAAGGTGCTGCTCAACAAGAGCAACAACATCGTGGTTCAACCATGTATGGCAAAGGCAGCACTACAAACTCTGCCACATCTGGACAACCTCAAATGGGGAAAGCTAACCCCTACCCAAACACTGTCAATCCAAGCGATAATACGGGCATGTCTCAGCCAATGCAGTTTGGCGGTAAAAGCGGTGGATCCGCAAAAGGAGCAAGATAATGGGATTTGGTAAATCATCTGGCAGTTCTGCTCCTGTAGTAACGCAAGAGCAAAAAGACCTTCTTTCTGCACAAACGGGGTTTTTAACCAATACAGCGTTTCCTTCCTATACACAAACTTTAGGTGGCGCTAAAGACGTATTAAACCAAGTTAGTCCTAACACCAATGCTGCTGCTGCAAATGCAACTAATGTTGCACAGCAAACAGGCAATATTCAACAAGCCGCTGGCACTGGCGCTCTTAATACTGGAATAACTGGTCAAGGTGGTCTTGCAGGCATTCAAAGTAATGCAGGCGCAGGTTTGGTCAGCGCTGGGGCTGGTGGCTTAGCTGATACAACAGGTTCTCAGGCTTCATTAGCACAGCAACTGTCTGGCAAAGGCGGTTCTGGTTTAACCAATATTGGCGGCTACAACCAAGCTCTTGGTGCGGGTATGACCGGACAAGGCTTAAACAACGCCGCAACTATTGCTGGTCAGCAAAATAATGTTGGTTATGGTCAGCAGCTCCAGGGCGGCACTGGTGTCGGCAGCATTGCTCAAGGCCAACAAAACTATGGTGCAAACGCCACTGCCCAAGGCATAAACAACGCAGCCGCTATTGCTAACCAGCAAAACTCTGTTGGTTATGGCCAACAATTACAGGGCGGCACTGGCGTAGGAAGTATTGCCCAAGGTCAACAAAATTACGGTGCAAATGCAACCGCTCAAGGTATAAACAATGCCGCTGCGATTGCCAATCAACAGAACTCTGTTGGTTACGGGCAATTGTTGCAAGGTGGTACTGGCGTAGGAAGTATTGCTCAAGGGCAACAAAACTATGGCGCAAATGCAACCGCTCAAGGCATAAACAACGCAGCCGCTATTGCCAATCAACAGAACTCTGTTGGTTACGGGCAATTATTGCAAGGTGGTACTGGGGTTGGCTCTATTGCTCAAGGGCAACAAGCTGCTGGTCAAAACTTAATGGGCACTGGCGCAAGCCAATTGTCTCAATTGTTTTCACCTCAATACGCACAACAACAAGTTCGTGCGGCTTTGCAGCCTGCAATGGAGCAAACCCGTGAAGCTATGGCAAGCCAAAACGCTGGCTATGGGGCCGCTGGTGGGCTTGGATCTTCTCGAGCTGCTTTGGCTAACGCAAACCTTCAATCATTGAGTGACCAGCGTTTGGGTACTGTTGCTGCCACTACGCAACAAGGCATTGAAGCCAATCGCGCAGCTGCAAGCCAAGGACTGTTAAGTGCAGGCCAAGCCGCTACAGGTCAAGCAGGCAATTTGTATCAAGGTTTGTTAACCGCCGGACAAGCTGGTGGCAACAACGCTGCCAACATTTACGGCAATATTTTAAATTCTGGTCAGTCTGCAATTAACCAATCTGGCAACCTTTACCAGGGTTTGTTAACCGCTGGGCAAGCTGGTGGCAACAACGCTGCTAATATTTACGGAAACATTTTAAATTCTGGACAATCAGCTACCAACCAAGCTGGCAATCTTTACCAGGGCTTGCTTAATTCTGGACAAGCTGGTGCAAATACAGCGGCTAGTGTGTATGGCAACATTTTAAATTCTGGACAATCAGCTACCAATCAAGCTGGTAACCTTTACCAAGGTCTTTCAAACACTGGTCAAGCAAGTGCAAACACTGCTGCTGGCATTTATAACAACATTTTGAATGCTGGCATGGGGGCTACTAACCAAGCTCAAAATGCTTATGGTCAATTGCTTGGCGCTGGACAAGGAGCTGCTGGTCAAGCCCAAACTGGCTACAGCAACTTGCTTAATGCTGGTCAAGGTGCAAAAGGTCAAGCTGGTGGCTTGTATGGCAACTTGGCTAACCAAGGGGCAAATGGTCTTAATGCTGCCAACCAAGCTGCTGCCGCTCAAATTAATTATGCTGGTACACCACAAGATGTGTATAACAAATATGCATCTGTAATTTACGGTACGCCTCAAGGATCTACGACTCCAAACTTTTCTGGAACGCAAGGTCAAAATACTTCTGGCAAAGGTATGGGCTTTAAGCTTTCATAAGGAATATTTATGTTTAATGCAGCTGCATGGGCGAATCCTGATCAATATTCAGACATGTCTACTTACAGTGGGCTTGATGATAAAAAAGGCATGATGAGCATTGAGGATGCTTATAAAAAAGCAGCATTAGGTGTTGAGCCTCCAAACACAGGATCTACTGCGGCTGTGCCACCTCCAAACTTATTTGGAAAGATTTCAAATACTGCGTCACAATTAGGCCAAGGTAATTTTTCTGGAGCTGCAAATTCTTTGGGAATTAAAACTCCTACAATTCCCACAATTCCTACATTTGGCACACAACCCGCTCCTGTTGACCACAACATGAGTACAGATTTTGAGGGATGATCATGGCAGAAATAATGAATGCGGTTAAGCCGCCAGAAGATGCTGTTGCTAATTTAACTATTATTGGCAAGGGAATTGCTCCTAACGCAACTCCAGATGATCGAATCCAAACTGCCAATGTAATTAATCAAAAAGCCGTTTCAGACAAAGAAGGGCACTTTAATACGCAAACCCAATGGTTGCCATTGATTGGCGCAATAGCCACTGGAAAAGTTAATGAAGCTATTAAATATTTTAATGGTGGTCCTACTCGTGAAGAATTGGCAACTCATCCTGTCTTGGGTGAATTTGCTCGTCAATACAACCAACGTGGCCCAACTGGGGTTATTTTTGATAAGCAAGGTCGGGAACTTACTGCTGCTGAAATAAAAAAGCTGGATGATGCAGGTGGCTTGATTAGCAACACTGATCGAAATGCACTTGAATCCGGTGTATTTAAAGGCTCAAGCGAAACACAAAAAAACTACATAACTGGTTTGGCAAAACCTATTGCTGAACAATATGCTAAGTCCATTGAAACAGCACAAAAAGGCACTGTGTTACGCAATGCTTTAGAAGAGCGTAGGCGGCTTGTTTCCGACAAAACAATGGCCCCTGTTCTTGAGTATGTTAGCAAGCTTCAACCTGAACAACGTCAAAAACTTTTAGGTTTTGTTTCTTCTCAAAGCACAAAAGCTGTGGGAACAAATGCAGAAACTACTGCTGGTCAAAACGCAGGATCTTTGGTTGGTCAAAACATTCAAAACACTGTTGGTGTTAAAGCAGGAATTGGCAATCCTGAAGGCGGTGTTGTTGGTGCAATCATTCCTGGTGGTGTTGGTGTTAATGCTGGGCGCTCTACTGGTGGCATGAACCAAGTTACTACGGGCGGCACAACAGGCGCTGTTCAAGGCAACACAGCAAGCAATGCTGAAACCATTCAACGCAACATGTTGAGTGAATTAAGCCGTGTAACACAAGGCGTAATTAGCACACCACAACAATTTACAGATCTTCAAAAACTGTTGCAATTAAATAATGTGCTTAGTCAGGCTCAAGCTGGCATTGATGCAGATCCAGCTGGTCAAGCGCCAGGCGTTAAACAGTTGTTGCCTGTTGACCCTTTGCTGAATAGCCGTTTAGACACTGTTGTCAACGACATTAATTTCCAACGCAACAATTCATTGAACGTGGCATGGAATGCTTATCTTGCCAAAGAAATGCATTCAAATATTCGCAACATTGAGCCTAGTGCAATTAATGAGTTGCGTGATAAATTTCAAAAAACAATGACTTTTAAAGCGATTAACAACACATATGACCATGAGACTGATCGTGCCTCAGGCAAAAAGGTTGAGCCACAAGAAGGTGTTGTTTACATAAACAGAAATAACAAGTTGCAGCGTTACGTTAACGGTGAAATGGAGCCTGTAAATGCTAGATGATATCGATTACAGTTCTTTAACTGCATCTGAAACTCCTTCTGAAAAAAAGAAGGAGCAAGGCATTGTTTCTAGGCGCATGAAATCTGAAAAGACTTCTAATGTTGCTCAAGCAAAGCCTATTGATGTCAACGCCATTGTTGAAAAATCACAACAACTAAGCAATGATCTGGGTGCGCCTAAACCTGCTGAAGGACTAAGCAATTACGGCACTGAGATTTTGGGTGGTTTGGGTGCATTAGGTGCTTTGGCTGCTGCACATCATCACTACACTTCTAGCCAAAAGAAATATGGTGAAACCACTGCTGGCGCTCCACCTGAAGGCATGACGCTGAAACAAGACATGCGTAATATTGGGCAACTTGCTCCTGTTGCGCCACCTCCTGTTATGCCTTCTTTAGCGCCTGAGACTAAATACTCGCCTGAAATACAGGCATTAATTGAGCGCAGTGAAATAAACAAAGCGGTTAAGGCGGCTGATGCTGCTGCAAGAGCCAATCCTTTGCCAGTAGGTGCAACACTTGGCTTTCCAAGTGCCGCTAATCCAATGGACCAGTTGACTACCCAGCCGCCTGCCCCGCAATTAATGCAGCCTAGAACGCCAGCTGGAGCTGTACCGCCTGCGCCACCACCTGCGCCTCCTGCCGCGCCTAGCGTAGGCCAAGCAGTTGCTACTGGCGGCAATGTAACTCAAGCAGTTAATCAAACTGTTGCAGATTTAATTGACCAGCCTCCAGAAGAGCTTCGAACAGGCACTAATAAACCTGCCTATGCTGGTCAAGGCCCTGCCGCTGAAATCAGAACAAAAGGCAAAAAAGCTGGTGAGCCAATGTTGAGAAACAGTTACGCCAGGATAGAAGATGTTCCTGCGGGATATGCTTTTGTTCCAGGCGCTCAAAATATTGACACATCAAGAACCAATATTGGTCAAACTGAATACACAAAAGCTTATACAAATCGTCCATTTCCTTCAACCAATGACATGGCAATGCAGGAATCAAGCGAAATTAATCGGTTGCTTGGTAGACCTACTCGGGAAGAAGCTAAGGTTGCTGGCATTGCTTTGCCGCCTCAAACGCCTGGAATTACAAAGCACGTTCTGGAAACCAAAGGAACGCCTTTTATGGGCACAAAAGCCGCCAAGGTTGGTGGCATCTTAGGCGCTTTAATTGCTATTCCAGATCTTGCTAAAGCGGAAACTGCTGGTCAACGTGGTATGGCTGGGGCCAACATGCTCGAGGCTGTATTGCCGCCAGGATTTACAATGATGGGGGCTGGTGAGGGTTCTACTTTGCCTGCCAACATTCAGCAACAACAAAATGCCGCTATGTTGTTAGGAAGCCCTTACGCACAATCCGACATTGCCAAGAAACGTAGAGCAGACGAACAGTATGCTCGTCAAGTTGGCGGTGGTCGCGGGATTGCTCCTCCTTCTGCTTATAAAAAGTGATTTATGGAATATCAATCGTTAATCAACTCTGTTGTTGGCATTGCTTTTACGGTGGCAGGATGGTTTGCCCGTGAGATGTGGTCTGCTGTCAAAGAATTGAAATCAGACCTTGCTAAATTGCGCGAGGAGCTTCCTAAGACCTACGTTACCCGTGATGACAGCCGTGAAGACATTCGTGAAATCAAAGAAATGCTTAATAAAATCTTTGACAAATTAGATTCAAAAGTGGATAAATGATTGATCCGATCACCATTAGTGCTGCTGGGTTTATTGGTTGGGGAACTCTTGAATTTATCATGTACAAATTGAAAGGTTGATATGAAATATGCAATGCTTGTGTGTCTCGCCTTGTCGGGCTGTGGCGTGGGTTCAGACCCTGCCCCTCAAGACAAAACAATGTCTGTACGTTTGTCTTACGATGCTGTCCCACCAAGCCCCTTTGTGCTTGGCCCAAGTGGCACTCAAGCAACGCCTGCCACGCCTGTAGTCACGTTTGTGACTGGCCCTGTGGTCGGACCAACAGCCATTACAAACCCACCAATTGTTGTTGTTGGCCCTACACCCCCAATTAATTGGTGTACAGACGGGTTTGTGATTGGCCCATGTGTGCCATTGAACACTTGCAAGCCTGATGCGGCTGGCTTCATCATTGGACCATGCGGAGGTTAATATGGATTGGCTAAAGACTATTGCCCCAACGATTGCAACAGCCCTTGGTGGGCCTTTGGCGGGGCTTGCTGTGGACGCTATCTCCAAAGCTATTGGCGTTGACCCTAAAGACGTTCAGGCAACGATTGATAGCGGTAAGCTAAATGCTGACCAGATCATGCTAATTAAGCAGGCTGAGATACAAATGGCTGCTAGGGCGCAAGAGATGGGTTTGGACTTTGCCAAGCTGGGCAATGATGACCGTAAATCTGCCCGTGATATGCAAGTAGCTACCAAAAGTTATCTACCACCTACACTGGCTATTGGCGTGACGCTTGGGTTCTTTGGCATCTTGGGTGGCCTGATGTATGGTCAGATCCAACATGCGCCCCAAATTGACATCATGTTGGGTAGCCTAGGCACTGCATGGACAGGCATCATTGCTTTTTACTTTGGGTCTTCTGCTGGCTCGCAAGCCAAAGACGATCTGCTCCACAAATCTACCCCTATTGTTTAACATGTTTTCAAACTTTGACAAATCATTGGCGGCTGTACTTGTCCATGAAGGTGGCTACGTTTTCAAGTCAACTGATCCTGGCGGGGAAACAAACCTTGGGTGTACAAAAGCAGTTTGGGAGGAATATTGTGGTCACATGGTAGACACCAAAACAATGAAAGCCTTGACCCCTGCTGATGTTGGCCCACTTTACAAAACAAAGTATTGGGACAAAGTCAAAGGTGATGACTTGCCTAGCGGGGTTGATTACGTTGTCTTTGATGCGGCTATAAACAGTGGCCCAAGTCGTGCGGCAAAGTGGCTTCAGGCTTGTGTAAACGTGTACGCAGATGGCATTATTGGCAACATGACAATACAAGCTGCACGAAATAAAGACCCAAAAGAACTTATTAACGATTACTGTGCATACCGTTTAGCGTATCTCAAAATGCTCCAAACATGGCAAACATTTGGCAAGGGATGGGAACGCAGGGTAAAAGAAGTAAACGCAACTGCATTATCAATGTCATAACGGCGTCACAGTGAGCGATTTTAATTCGCTCATGCTTAAACGAGTAGACATTCGCAAAGAGTCAATTCAGGACAAGCTGTCGGCACTTCAAAAGATTTGCTTACCTTATGACCAGCCAGTTGACACAAATTTTGGTTCTTGGTGGATTGCTACTGAGAATGGCGTGGATATTGGCTTTGCGGGCCTTGTTCGTACCGTTAGTTGGATTGATTGCGGGTATCTGTGTCGCGCAGGTGTTATTCCTGCTGCTCGTGGACAAGGGTTACAGAAAAAGTTTATTCGTGTCCGACTCCGACAAGCAAAAACTTTTGGGTGGAAATGGGTTGTAACAGATACAACCGACAATCCGGCGTCAGCAAACAGTCTAATTG